GCCGCGGCGAGGTCGGCGGGGGTCGTAGACAGTCCCGCGGTGCCCTCGGGCCACGACTCGCGCGACTCGACGATCTCGGCCGCGGCGGTCTGCCAGATGACGGCGTTCTCGCGCGCGACAGCGGCGAGGTGCAGGGCGCGCGAGAGGCCGCCCGGCGGCAGAACGGCGGTGCGATGCGAGGCCATCTCAGAAACCTCCGGGGAGCGCGGTCTTGACCGCGAGGATGTCCACCGAGAACGCCAACGACGACGTCGTGAGCGCGAAGAGTTCGAGGCGCGACCCGCCCGAACGCAGCAGCACGGTGGCGTTCGTGCTCACATGCACCGTCGTCCAGCTCGTCGGGAGCGCGCCCGCACTGCCAACGCCCCAGGAGAAGGCGACGCTCGTGGGGGTGCGCGTGATGCGGATCCAGAGCTGGCCGCCCGTGCGCTGGCCCGAGTTCGGCCCCGCGGTGCTGGTGAGCGAGGTGAACGTCGATCCGTCGTAGTGCCCGCACTCGACGGTCCCGTTGTTCCAGAAGTTGATCGAGACGTTCGAGCTCGACGAACCCCCGATCGAGAAGCCTGCGCGCGTGAGCGTGCTCCCGTCGGCCGAGAGCACCTGCGCGCGGATCGCCACGTCGTACCACTCGGCCGAGGCCGTATAGCCCGTCTTGTACGACCCGCACGACGCCGCGCTCCCGAGCGGGCACACGCACGCGAACTTCGAGCTGCCCCAGGTGGCCGAGGCGCCGCCCGAGGCGGAAAGTGCCGTCCATCCAGTGCCCGCCATCCCATCGGCGAACGGCCCGAGAATCGACGCGCGCAGCGCCGATGCACCGCCCATCGCGGTCAGGACTTCGCTGAGGTCATCAGCCTGCGCGATGGGCTCGCCCATCGCGCCGATGTCGCTGAGGTCGCCGAGGGCGCTCGCGCCGCCCCCGCCGCCTCCACCACCGCCGGGTCGAATGGCGCCCATCAGCCCGCCGCCTTTCGCACGATGTAGAGCGTCGCCGAGCCCGAGAGCGTGCGCGCGTGCAACTCGGTCTCCGCGTCGAGCGCGAGCTCGACCACGCCGAGCGAGGGGATGACCGCGATGTTCGCGTCCTCGCTCGCGTCGGGCTTGCCCGTGGTCGCGGTCCCGAGACCGATCACCGCGAGGTCGCTCGATCCGCCGAGGACGAGCTCGTAGCCGCCTGCCGGGAGGGTTACGCTCGTGTCGGTCGTGGTCAGTGCGAGGGTGCGGGTCGCGACGCCCGCCGAAAGGGGCTGGCGCACCGCGAGAACGTGGGTTTGCAGAGGCATGGATTTTCCTGGGGGTCAACGGGTTGAAAGAAATCGTGTGCGCTGCGTAGTCTCTCGGGCCATGCGCCTCGTCTTCGCTCTGACACTCGCCCTCGCCGCGTGCGGCGGGGAGACATCGCCCACTCCTTCCCGCTGCACCCCAGGCACATTTGCGGCGTGCGCCTGCGCGAACGGGAGTGGGTCGCGCCCCTGTCTCGCCGACGGCACCTACGGCGGCTGCTCGTGCCCGATGCCCGACGCGGGGGCGGTCGATGCGATGAACGCGCCGGATGTGCCGTGCGGTGGCCTCTGCGGCGCCGGGACGGTCTGTGAGAGCGGCCGGTGCGTGCTCGTGGATGCTGGAACGCTGGACGTGTCCGCGGCGGACGCACGCGACGGGGCGAGCGAGGACGTGGACACGCGATGCCCCAACCCCTACTACCCGTCCAGGTGCACAGTGCCTGAGTTCGGGGACGGCTGCTTCAACCTGCTCACCAGCAACTACAACAACATCCTTCCGGCCCGACACTGCGGCGCATGCAATCGCCAGTGCCCCGAAGCGTTCCCGATGTGTGTGCAGGGCCGATGCACCGAAGCGTTCGACGCGGGTGTCTGTCCCGATGGACGCGGTGAATGCGATGGCGACCCGGCGACCCGCTGCGAAACGGACACGACGGCGAACGTGTGGTCGTGCGGCGAATGCGGGCGAGCGTGCTCGCCGGGCTACCGGTGCTGTCGCGGCACGTGCGTGATGCCCGGCGATCCGTGCCAGTGACCTACTCCTCGAAGCCGAGGACGTAGAGCGACAGCGTGGCCGTCGGGTCGCCCGCGTCGGCGTTCGAGAGCGTGAGCGCGTACTGGATCGTCCGCGAGTCGTCGGTTTCGATCCATCCGTCACGCTCGTCCGCGTGCGAAGTTGACGCCACGTAGAAGTCGTGGCGGATCGAGTTCGCGGTCGAGTCGGCCTTCGTGGTGAGCGCGACCGTCACCTGATCGTCCACGTTGTTGCCTGACGCCACGAGCCCGATGCGGACGTGCGCGACGCGCGAGTGCGGCGGGAGGAGCTCTTTCGCCGCCGCGCCGCCGCGCGCGAGAATCACGTCGGTGGCGGTGACCTCGGACGAGGTGTTGAGCGCGCGGAGCTCGGTCGAGGTGATCGCGCTGTAGCGGTAGAGGTAGCGCCCGCGCGACATGCGCATCGGGAGTGCCTCGCCGATGCTGTTGGTGTGGAAGCAGAAGAGGTAGCGGTGCGTGCCGACCGCGCCGCTCTTCCAGATGAGCCCGGTCTCGGGCGCGTCGGCGCTGATCTGGAGCGCGAGCGCGCTGCCCGAGACATAGGCATACACGTAGTACCACTTGTCGGGGTCGAGCGTCCCGCCGCCGAAGTGCGACGCCGTGGTGAGCTGCGTCTCCGACGCGAGCGCGAACGCCTTCCACGTCGTGCCGTCGAGGAGCGACACGGCCTCGATGGGCGGCACGTAGACGGCGGTGTTGCCCGAGGCTGCACCGCCCGTGGCGACGCGGGCCTTGTGCCCCCACACAAGGAGACCGTCCGTCGCCGCGCGCAGCATCGCGCAGCGATCGAGCGCCTTCTTCGGCGCGGCGTTGAGGTTGTCGGCCGAGCCCTCGTCGCCATCGACGAGGACGGTCTGCGAGTCGGTGAACTCGGCCGTGGTGCTGTAGCTGGTGCTCATGGGTTTCCTTCAGACGAGAGGGAGAGGACGGCCCACGTAGGGGAACCACGGGGCGGAAGGGTGACTCTGCGGGGTGGCGCCGACGGTGAAGTCGCCGACACGAGCGATGCCCCCGCCGCTGTACGTGATGCGGATGAGCGAGCCGCCGACGACGAAGCCGCCGACCACGAGGCCGGGCATCCCGACGATCACGCCGTCGGCGATTCCGAGCGACGGCACGCGGTCGCGCGCGCTCTTCCACTTCGCGAGGGCCTGTCGGATCTCACGGAGCTGCGCGGGCGTCATGTTCACGCCGACGAGCACGTCGGGGCCGACCGTGAACTCGCCCACCACGAGGAGCGTGTAGGGCGACGCGGCCGCGCCGAGTGTCGCCCACGGGCCCACCGTGAAGCGGCCCACCGTGAGCGTGCCCGTCCAGACGTAGACCCAGAAGCGGGACCAGAGCGACGTGAAGCCATCGGGCGCTCCAGAGGGCCACTGGTACTGCGCGACGAAGCGCGCGCCGCGGATCTGTGCGGACGTGAGGGAGAGCGCGTGCGCCCACCCGCGCGGTGTGCCCGCCCACCCCCAGAGGTCGAACGCCTGGGTGAGCCGCGCGCGGTAGGTCGCGTCGGTGTCGGGCGCGTACCGTTCGAGGTCGACGTCCGCGCCGTGTCGCGGGAGCGCATCGGCGCCGCACCGCGTGACCGCACCCACGAGCACGGCGTCGCGCGCGCGGGTGAGTTCGCGATCCTTGACGGTGCCGTGGGCGCGCGCCCACGCGAGGCCCCAGTCGCCACGGATCGGCGTGAGGTCTTCTTGGTACTGCGCGAAGGTCACGTCGCGACCCAGGTGAGCGAGATGACGAGCGTCGCGACCTGGCCGTTGTTGACGGCCGTGTCGCCCGAGGGTGACGTGAGGTCGATGTCCGTGATCCCTGCCGCGCTGTAGAGCGCGTGGTAGATCGCGCCGAGGTCGGGGTCTTGCCCTACGTCGAGACCGGCGAAGTACGCGGTGAGGGCGTCGGTCGCGAGCGCGCGGTTTGCGGTCGTGTCGTACGCCGCGGGGAGGTAGATCGTGCCCGAGACCGTGACCGGGACGGCGGTCACGCTCGCCACCGTCACGTTGTCCGTCCCGGGTTTGTTTGCGTCGATCCACGCCTGGACGGCCGTCACGACGGTGCCCGACACCGCGCCCGACGGCCCCGCGAGGTACACCGTGAGCGTGCCGTCCCCCGCACCCCACACGACGTACGCGCGCGTCACCTGCGCCTCGTAGGCGTGGCCCGTGCGGGCGAGGTAGCGGTACGCGGCGTCGTTCGCGCCGCGGCCGAGCGTGCCCCACCGCGCGCGGCATCGTGCGCGTAGCGAGGCGTCCGACTCGTCATCGGCGCCCGCCAGGGTGATCCACGTCCCGTCGGCGTAGACGGGGTTTGTGACCGAGAGCCCCGCGAGCGCGGGGGCAACGACGGTCAGCGTCGCACCGGACGCGATGTTGTACTCGTCGCCCGCGATCTCCGCGCGGACCTTGATGTCCTGATACGACCCCGACGCGACCGTCACGGACGCCGTGTTGATCGAGCGCCAGCGGCGCGTCCCGTCGGTGATGAGGAGCTGCGCGGCGCTGATCGTGTGCGGCCCCGCGCCCGACGCGCACGCCACCCGAACGTAGCCCTCTGTGTAGGTCGCCAGGACGCGGTCGTTGTCGAAGCGCGAGGCCGCGACGAGCGTGAGCCAGTCGCCCTCGGCGTCGTCCAAAAACGCGGCCTTCGCGAGCGCGGCGACGCTCGCGTCGAGTCGCGCCATCGCGGTCGCGTCGGCCTTCACGAGGTCGCGCGGCGCGCTCCCCGACTGCCACGCGGTGACCGGGAACCCTTCGCCGTCGAGCACGGCGAGCTGCTCGGTGACGATCGCGTCCGCGGTGCGGGCGACGATGAGCTCGGCAACGGAAGCGACCATCAGTACACCTTCAGGAGTTCAACGGACACGTCGGACACGGCGAGCGTGAAGCGAAACGGGCCCTCCGCGTCGGTGATCCGCACCGCGAGCGAGAGACGGCCGGCCGTGAGCGTCGGGGTCACCTGCGCGGCGCGCACCCGCTCGTCCTTGAGACACTCGGCCTGCACACGCGACGCGATCACGAACTCGGCGCGTGGTCCCACGTCTTCGCCGAGGTACTCGCGCACGTCGTGGCCGTACTCAGGGTCATCCCCGATCCATTCGAGCATCCCGTGCTTCGTGGTGAGCCGCCGCGCAAGCGCCTGCACGAGCGCGGTGCGGCCCGACACGAGCGTGAACATCGGGTCAAGGTCGGGGACGCCGTTCGTGATCGGCGTGTTGATGTCCGTCCCGAGATTTGAACTCACGGCACCCTCAGCCCGCTGTAGCCTTCGTCGATCGTGCCGAGCGTCGCGGGCGCGGCGGGCGTTGGCGTACCCGGAAGCGTGTTGACCTTCGCGGTCACCGACGCGCACCACGCGGCGAACGCGTCCGTTCGCACCACGTCATCGCCCTCGCGCGCGACGCGGAGGTTGCCCCCGTTGATCGTGATCCGCGTGACGCTCCCGGCGACCCAGAGGGCCGCGTAGGGCCTGGACGGGTCGCCGCCCTCGTACCCGAGGAGCACGTGTTCGCCCGCGGCCACCGTGACCGTCACGCCGGGGAGCCCGTGACGGATCGGCACGCCCTGACAGGACGGCACCGCCGACGACTCGGGCGTGAGATCGAGCGTCCCGTCGTCGCGCTGCTGCACCACGCGCGCGGGGTAGAGCGCGAGGTAGTCCAGACGACGTCCGACGAAGGCCGTCACGAGGCGTCGGAGGTCGTCGAGGAGCGTGCTCACGTCGTCACCTGCCAGAGCGTCGTGGTGATCGTCTCGGGCTCGATCACGTGCCGCACGTCACCCGCTCGCACGAACACGTCGCCGGACTCGTCGCGCACGGACACGAGCTGCCCCGGCACGAGCGCGAGAGCGTCACCACCGAGGGTGTAGATCCCTCGCACGGGATCGCGATCGAGGAGCGTCCAGTCGGCCGCGGTGGCATCCGGCCAGGTCTCGACGCCGAGCCAGAGCGTTCCGTCCGCCCGCACACGCCAGACGTGCCCGAGGGCGCGCGCGAGCTCGGCGACGGCTTGCGCGCCGGTGCCCTTCGCGCGGTGGTAGAGCGGCGCGGACGCGGTGAGGTCGCCCGCATCGGTGGCGAGGGTCTCGCCAGTCGCGGCGAGGATGTCGGCGAGGATGTCGGCGAGCGTGGCGAGACGGTAGGCCGTCGCCGGGAGCTCGGTCCGCAGGCCACCCGCACCGCCGACGATCCGCCCGCGCCAGAGGCCGTGCAGCACCTCTCCGGCGACGACCGTGCCCGACCACCGCGCGGCGCCATCGACGGCGAGCGACACGCGGCCCGTGGGGGCGGTCTCCGTGTCGACGTCCACGTCCGCGCACCACACCCCGACGCGCGGGAGGTGGATCGTCGCGCGGGTGACGGCGCTGCCGCTGAGGGTGACTTCGGCCACGGGTCAGTCGTTCGGGCCCGGCGTTGCGGGCGGCGTGGGGGGCGTCGGCGGGGCGGCTTCCGTGCCGGTGAGGGCCGTGGCGTTCGACCCGATCTCCGGCACGCTGCGCGGGGTGCGCGAGACGTTGCGTTGCGCCTCGGGGCGGTATTCGACGAGGTGGATCGTGACGTCCCAGCGACCCGCGCCTTCCATCGACTGCTGCGGCGCGTCCATCGACACCGCATAGACCTCGGTGATTCCCGCAAGGGCCAGCACCGGGTGCGGGCACGCATGGGCGTTGCGGCGGGAGGGATCGGCGCCGCGCGGGAAGAGGAGCGCGACGAGCGCTTCGAGGTCGTACCAGTGCTGCGCTTCGAAGCACGTCAGCGTGAGCGTGATCTCGGCGATCTCGTAGCCCTTGTCGCGGATGCGTGCCCCGTCGCGCCCTGCGGCGTGGCGACGGTCGAGCTTGCGCGAGAGGAGCTTCCCGTCGAACTTGAACGTCCCGCCGAACGACACGCCGCCGATGGTGAGCGTGTCCCACGAGTCGGGGTCGGTGAACGGGTCGGGGATCACGTCGTCTCCGCGAGACGTCCGAAGATCGCGCCGAGCTGGAGCTCGAGGTCTTCCGTCACCGCCGTCGCCGTCGCGCGCGCGTCACGCGCCTCCGTGACGTTGACGTAGATGGTGATCCCGCCGAGACCGCCGAGACGTGGCACGGCGGGCGGTGCGAGGGTGCTGGCGAGCGCATCGGTCATCCCGCTCGTGTTGCGGGTGATGCCCTGCTCGACGCCCGCGGGAATCCAGCGACCCACCTCGTCGGCGAAGACCTTGGAGGGCGACTGAATCCCGAGCGTCTGCTTGACGCCATCGACGAGGTTCTGGCCGGCGGCCTGGATTGCCACGACGGGTGCGGCGACCGACGAGAGGATGCCGTTGCGCAGCCCCGCCATGATGTCCGCGCCCATCGTGCGGAAGCGTTCGACGATCTGCGTGGAGAAGTTCGTGATCCACCCGAAGAGGGTCGCGCNNGACGGTGATCGTGGTCGTCATCGTGCCGATGAGGAACCCGAGGGCCTGACCCATCCCGCGCGCGGCGGTCGCGAGGAGTTGCATCGTGCCCGCCGAGGGGCCACCGCCCGACGCGAGCTGTGCGAAGATCGCACCGAGGGGGCGCACGGCCGCCATAAAGGCAGGGCCGAATCCCTGGCCGAACGCGCGCACCACGGGCCACGCCGCACGAAGGCCGTTGCCGACGCCTGCGATGACCCGCTGCACAAAGCCGAAGCCTTCGGCAATCGTCTGAGGATTCACGCGCGCGAAGAGGTTGCCGACGGTGTTGACCGCGCCTTCGATGATGCCGCGCAGGCGCTGTCCCGCGGGCGATCCAGCATCAAGCGCAGCCGTGATCTGGAGGATGGCGTTTTTGAACGCGATGACGCCGGGGATCTTCGAGAAATCGATCTGCGCGAGGAGGTTGAAGCCCGCGTTGCGCAGGTTGCTCAAAGCGCCCGTGAGCGTCTCGGACTGCTGGCGCGCGAACGTCCCGAGCGGCCCGCCGCCCGAGTAGGCACGCGAGGTCGCGTCGAGGAATGCCTGGATCGCGACCTGACTGTTCACGCGGCGCTGGCCGACCGCAGCCTCGGCCTGCGCGCGCGCGTTGGGGCCGGTCATCCCCATTCGATCGGCGATGGCCTGGAACACCAGACCCGGCGCGAGACCCGCGGTCTGCGCCTGCATGGTGATGTCGCCGCGGTTCACCCGCCCGAGGCCGCGGATCTGGCCGAGGACACGGATGAGCGCCTGCCCGGCTTCGCCGCCTCGCGCCGCCTGCACATCGGAGAACGCCGCGAGGAGCGGGGTGAGCTCGTTCTCGCGAAAGCCGGAGACGGCGAGCTGCGTCTGCGCCTGGATCACGTCCCGCGTGTCGAGCGGCGTCTGGTTCGCAATCACGATGGCGTTGCGGTACGCCCTGCCCGCACTGCGCGCGTTGCCGAGCACCGCGTTCAGCGACGCGAGCGACGACTCGCGAAACGCAGCCACCTCGATGACGGCCTGACCCGCCGCGAGGCCGATCTCCGCGAAGCCCTCGGCGATGCGCAGGCCGAAACCTGCGACCCCGACGGCGAGACCGCCCATTACGCCGAGCATCCCCAGGACGGCGCCGCGACCGAGAGCCGCGTTCCCGTCGAGGATGCGCTCGTTCTCACGCGCCTGCCTTGCCTGGAGCCGCGCGAGCGTGCGTCCGCGAGAGAGTTGGAGCGCCTGGTCACGCCGATATGCGGCGGCGTTCGCGCGGGCGACGCGTGCGGCCGACGACGCCGCGGCCCGCTCCTGCGCACGACGCATCTGTTGATCGCGCCGGAACGCCTGCGCGTTCAACCGGGCCATCGCCGCCTGCTGCTGGCGCTGGACGCGCGCGATGCGGTTCGACTCGGCCTGATACGCGCGGAGCGCTTTCTGCGCCTTGGACGCGGGACCGAAGACATCCTCGCGGAGTCTCAGGCGCCATTGCAGCGTTTCAGCCACGAGTGCGTCGTCCTTTCGGTGTGGTCTTGGGCTTCGCGGAGAGACCCTTCAGGAGCGCGCGGAACCCCGCCAGAAATTCGGCGACGTGCAGCGCGCCCGCGTGGGCTTCGGGATCGTCCGGGTCTGCCCCGGCGAGGGCGATCAGGCTTTCGGCGGCGGCGTCGAGGTCGCGCCGCCCTTGGTCGAAGCGGGCAGCAGCCTGACGCCGCGAATCGGCAAAGGGCCGATCGCCGACGCCTCCACGAGCGACGCGAAGAGGTCGAGGAGCGCGGGGTAGTCTTCGCCGAGTGCGTCGAACGCCTCGCGCTCGGCGGCGACAGTGCCAGCCGGGTCGAAGGGGACGACGCACGCGCGCGCGAGCGCCACGCCCGCGTCGGCCTTCGTGGTGGGGCTCGGCGACTGCTGGTCGCACTTGTACGCCTGCCACTGTGCGCGCGTGGGCTTCTTGAACGCCCATCGACGACCACCCGCGTCGTACGCGGTTACGTCCTTGCCGTGGCGCGAGACCAGCGAGGCGCACTCTTCGAGCGAGAGTTCGACCTCTTCGAGGTCTTCGGGCTGCGCGCTCACGCGGCCACCAGCTCTTTCCCGTCGCGGATGCAGCGGAGAAAACTCATCTTCACTTCGACCTCGGAGGGGTCGGTTCCCTCCTCCGCGCTCTCGTCGCCGCCCATCACGCGCACTTCTTCGAGCACGACGGTGTGGGTGTCCGATCCCTCGCGGTACTGGTGGACGAGCGTCCCCACCACGTCGGTGTAGCCCGTGGGAACCGACGCGAGGAACGCGACCCACCCGGAACGGTAGAACGTGATCGAGGCGTCTCCGGGCTTGTAACGGCCCGCGGTGCGACCGCGGGGGACGCGCGACGCGCCGTAGACGGGCTCGCCGCCCTCGACCTCATCCGACCACTTGGCGGACTTGATGTCCGTGATCTTCGCGCCGTTGATGCGCAGTTCGTAGCTCTGCCACGAAAACTCGTTGCCGTTCTGGTTCATGGTCACGCGCTCGCGGTGAGGGTGTAGCTGATCGTGGACGAGACGGCGTTCACCGAGCCGCGCGGCACGACCGTGAGGGCGCACTGAATCGTCCCGGTCGAGAGGACGTTGTTCGTGCGGGTGACGCGCGCCTGCGCGCGCGTGGCGTGGTCGTTCGGGGCGCGCACGACCGCGAGCTTGAGCGCGGCCGACACCTCCCCGTCGATGGCCTGCGCGGCGGCTTCGGCGATCTGTCCGGTGCCGTCGGTCTTCGTCTCCACGTCGTCGCCCACGTACTCGGCGAGGGCGGTGAGGGCTGCGGCGCTCGCGCGACACATCACGCGGATGCGCTGGATCTCGCCGAAGTCCGACGTCGCCGCCGCCATCGTGCGCGAGGTGAAGTACCACTCGCCGCGCGGGCGACCCTTCACCTGCTGCGCGCCGCTGAACCGCGCGTTGTCGAGGCTCGTGTACGTCGCGAGGTCGTGGATCACGCCCGCGAGCGCGTCGGTGTCGGGCATGAGGCCCTGGATCTTGCCGCTCTTGACCCGCCCCGGATGCTGGCGCGCGGGGATCGACGCGAGCCGCGCGGAGCGGAGCACGGCGAGGTTCTTGCGGAAGTACACGCCCGCGCGGAGGTACGAGCTCACGTAACCGTGGCTCGCGCACACGTCGAGGTAGCGCCCGCCGTCGTAGCCTGAGAAGCCGGGGTCGGTGCCCTGGATCGCCGCCGACCAGGTGGTGATCGACTCGCCCGTGATCTGGTCGCGGCACCCGAGCTGCGCGAAGACGTACTCCCCGGCGGTCTCACGCGCCGCGGCCCACGTCTTCGCCGTGCCCGCCGTCGTGCGATCGACCGGGCCCGCGACGTGCGCGAACTCGTAGCGCCCCACCACCGCCGTGAGCGAGTTGAGCGCCGCGGCGAGGCTCGTGGCGTCCCAGAGGGGCGCCGAGGTCTTGAGGCGGAAGCTGTCACCCACGACGAGCGTGCCCGACCCGAAGGTCACGGTCACGCCCGTGTTGGGGATCGCGTAGACGCCCGACGCGGGGATCTGGACGTTCGGCCCGTACGACCGGCCGCCGTCGAGGCTCACCTTCACCGTGGCCGTGAGCGCCGCGAGCGAGGAGCCCGCGGTGGTGACGTCGACGCGGAGGTCGAAGGCGTCGAGCGGCGTCCCCGAGAACACGGGCACGCTCGTCCCGGTGGCGTCGGCGTCGGTCGGGCAGTTCGCGCCGACCGCGCTCCAGGTGTCGTTGAGGACGAAGGTTCCGTCCGTCCACGCGAGCGAGAGCCCCGTCGTGCCGATGGCCTGCGGCGTGGCGCTCGTCGCGATCGAGCCGGTGGCGAGGTAGGTCAGGCCCCCGTCGAGCGAGACCTTGACCACGGGCGTCGCGGCGAGGTTGGAGCCCGCGGTGGTGACGACCACCTTGACCGCGTACGGCGCGTCGGGCGTGCCGGTGAGCGCCGGGACGGCCGTCGAGGTGTTGCCGCCCGCGGCCGCGAGGGTGCCCGCCGAGCCCGAGCCGCCGCCCCGCTGGCACATCCCGCCGAGCGCGGCCGCGGTGGCCGTCGCCGCGCGCACGCAGTAGACGGGGCCGCCCGCGAGCGAGAGGATCACCGCAGCGTCCTCGCACATCGGGCCGTAGCCGAACGTCGAGACGAGGCCGTCGATCGTATCGACCGCCGTAGGGGTCGCCGCCGTGCCCGCGGAGCAGCACCCGACGACCGCGACGGGGCGGTTGCCCGCCTGTGCGATGCCGAGCCCGCCGTCGGCGACGGTGAGGCTGTTGGACAGAATGGTCACGAGGTTTCTCCGACGTGAAGGGTGCCGTCGCCTTGGACGACAGTAGAGGTGTCAGGGAGCGCGGAAGTGATCGTGACGCGCGACGGGGCGCGATCGAGCACGGCGGCTTGCAGCGCGAACGAGAGCGTCACGACCTCGCCGAGATCCGTGATTGCGGCGTCGTCCACCCACTGCTCACCCGCGAACGTGATCCGCCCTCCCCAGCGACGCGCGGCGGCGGCGAGGACGGCGGACGACAGGGCGAGCGCGGCGTCGGTGTCCGCGCCCCAACACACGGCCTGGAGCGTGAGCGCGCGCGTGAGGAGCGACCGTCGGCCACCGGGAAAGTTGTGCTTCTGCGCGGGCTGCGGCGTGCCGCTCACGAGCACGAACACCACGCGCGGGGGCGAAGTGTTCTCAGGCAGAGAGCGACGCCCGAGGGCGTAGGTGAGCCCTGAAAACGCCGTGCCGTCGTACTGGACGACATCGGCCATCAGCGTGTCGATCTCGGCCTGGAGCGTCGTCGCCGCGGTGGAGGTCGAGAGGGTCACGTCACACGCCTCGGAACGCGCGGGTCCACTCGTCGTTCGCGACCTCTTCGACCGCGACCCGCCACGCGCGCGGGAGGCCCTGCGACGCGAGCGGGAGGTACGGTCGCGCTGGGATGCCCCCGCCGATCGCGTCCCCGGTGAAGCGCCCCTGGTCGTCGCGTCCTTGGCCGGTGCGCCGCGGGTCGCCGTAGAGGTGTCGCGCCGCGTACGGGAGCGGAATGTTGATCAGGAACCCGTCGGAGGTCACCTGCACGCGCGACGCGAGTTCGCGCAGCGTGCCGGAGTTCATGAGCGGGCCGCCCTTGTTCGGCTCGCCGGGTCCGCGCGGACGCTTGAGCTTGCGCCATCTGCCGCCGCGCGGCTTCTTTGAATCGTCGAAGCCCTTGGCGATCTGCGCGCCGAGCACGGGGGCCACACGCGTCTTGATCTTCGTGACGAGCGTGCCGTCGGCGACGTGGCCGACCGCGTCGACGAGCCGCGCGAGGCGCGCGAAGTCCCCATCGAGGCTCATCGGCGGCGCCAGTTCCGACGGGTGTTCGTCACGACGAAGGTGCCGTCCTGCTCGGAGTCGTCGCTCGGCGTTGCGTCGGTCACGCCCTGCGGGGTCACCCGCGACGCGGCCACGTCACGCCACCAGCGCATCGTGTCCTCGTAGCGCAGGCGGAGGATCTCGTCGGCGCCCGCGTCGGGCTTGTACCCGCGCGTCGTCATCAGGTCGTACGCAGTCATCGTCGCGACGGCGCGCGTGATGTCCGCGCCCCACGCCGAGAGCGGGAGCGTGAAGCGCTGCGCGAGGTACGTGTCGGCGAGCGCGCTGTTGGCGTCGAGCGCGGCCTCCTGGGTGGCCGTGGGGACGCCCGTGAGCGCACTCGACGGCAGGCCGTGCCGCGTGAGGTCCGTGGTGGTGGCGTAGCGGGTCACGGGGTGCCGTCGGATGGTTCAGGGAGCGGAGCGTGAGTCCGGGGCGGTGGCGCGATCAGGCGCCGGGGTCAGGGAGTGGCGCGCCCCGGGAGGTGGGTGTGCGTGGCGGGAGCGGTGCGCGATCAGGCGCCGGGGTTCACGAGGAAGCCGACCACGTGCGCGTAGCCCGCGCCCGCGGTGAACGCCGACGTGACGCGGTTGAACTTGATGGTCTCCGCCGCGCGCAGGACCATCCCCGCGGCCACGTCGGCGCCGATCGTGGCCTCCTTGATCCCGGCCGTCCCGAGGAGCGCGGTCACGTCGCCCCCGGAGCCGCCGAGCACGTCACCGGCCGTGGTGTGACCCGACTGCGAGGAGCTGAGGCCGATGGCGCTCGACGAGCCGCCCGTGAAGCCCGTGGTGACCTCCCAGTAGCCGCCCTGCACGAAGAGGCGCGCGCCCGTCGGGAGCGTGGCGAGGACCGCGGCGTCGGCGGTGCCGAACGCGATGGCGAGCGCGAGGTCCACGGGGCCCGTCTTGCGGAGCCAGCGGCCCGCCGAGGCGTACGCGGTCGCGTCGGGCGTCGCGACGAAGAGGTTGTCGCCCGTGAGCACCGAGGTCGAGTGGAACACCCACTCCGAGCCGTCGGCATCGACGCGCACGACGTTGCCGTGCACGAGGTCGCCGGGGTCGGCGAGGGCGCGGAGGGCGGCCATCGTGGCGACCGAGGCCGCGACGGCGGAGCCCGAGCTGTACTTCGGGGCTCCGAAAGGCGAGCGGAAATTGACGGACATGGTTTCTGTCTCCGTGAAGTGCGAGGGTGAGGGTGAGGTGTCAGACGGTCTCGCCCGTGAGCGAGAAGGTGAACGAGGGGGTGGTGCCCGCGAGCGTGCAGACGGCGCGGACGAAGCGGTCGAGACCGGACATCGCGCGGCGCTCGCTCCCGACGGCGGTCTTCGGGCCGAACGCATCGACCACGCGCCACGTGCCGGAGCTGTAGCTCTCGCGCGTCTCGATCTGGACGTGAAGCGTGGGGTTGGTGCCCGACGCCGCCGTGATGTCGAGGTCGAGCCGCAACGTGCCCTTGTCGCCCACCTCGTACACGTCGCTATCGAACGACGACGTGCGCGCAGCGCTCGCCAGGAGCGTCACCTCGTCCTCTTCGTAGGTCTGGCCCACACGGGGGCCGTATGCGAACGTGGTCATCGTGTGTCGCTCCAGAAAGAAGATCAGCCGCTCGGCTTGCGCGAGGGAGAGCCCGTACGACCGCAGCTCCTCGGTGCCCGCGCCGCGCACCTCCTCCATCGCGAGCACCCCCGCCGCCACGAGGATCGCGCGGTAGGGGAAGCCCGCGGGGAGCGCGGTGGCCGTCGTGCCGACGCGCACGGCGTAGAACGCCGCGGCGAGGCCGTCGTCCCCCTCGCGCGTGGCCCGCTGCTGCTTGAGCCAGCGGTAGCGCCGGGGGTGCGTGACGTGGGGCGAGAAGCCGGTCGGGAGCACGGGTCAGCGTCGGCGCGACGGGCGACGGGGGTGGCGGTCGTCGGGGGCGCCGCCCGAGGCCCCGACGGGGGCCGTGGGGGCCGGGGGCGCGTCGGGTTCGGGAGGCGTCTCGACGGGGGCGGTCGCCGCGGGCGGCTTCGACGCCTCCGCGCGCAGCGCCGCCATGCGTCGGGAGAGGATCACGTTGAGGCCCGCGTCTTCATCGCCGCGACGCCCGCCTTGGTGCCGCCCGCCATCGTGCCGTAGGCGTGGATCACCATGTACGCGTGGTAGACGAGCAGGGTGTCGTCGGCGAGCGAGTCGCGGTCCTCCTCGATGGTGATGTTCGGGTCCATCCAGGCCGCGACGGCGCCCTCTTTCACGAGCATCGAGTAGTAGGTCTCGGGGCTCGTGCCGAGCACGAGGTCGCTCTTGTCGCTCATCACGAGCGGGATGTTGTTGATCGACGCCGGGAGCGAGCCCGCCGCCTGCACGTAGAGCGGGCGGCCCGTCGAGTCCGAAAGGGCCGCGATGTCCCACATCACGTTCGACTTCGCGAACCAGAGCGCGGGCGCGGGCTTCACCAGCTCGTCCCCGAACTTCTGCATCGTGCCGTTGATCGCGGCCGACGAGACGTTCGCCCCGCTGCCGTCGTAGACCATCGAGGCCGCGACCACGCGCGTCACGAGGCGCTGGACGATCACGTCCTCCATCTTGGACGCGAGGCCCGCGAGGAGCATCTCGCGCGCGACCTGGTAGAGGTCACGGCCCTGCGTCGCCATCGCCGCGAGGGCGTTGATCGACACGGCGTCGCCGAGGTGGATCACCGTGCCCGACTCGCTCGACTGCGTGAGGCGCTTGGGCGTGATCGCGCCGCCCTCGGGGATGATCTGCGCCTTCCCGATCGAGTCGAAGTAGGGGACGGTGATGTCCGCGCCGACGCGGTTGCGGCCGTTCTGGAGGGTGGGGTTGATCACGACGGCGCGCGAGCCGCCGAAGATGTTCATCCCCGCGATGCCCTTGACGACCTCTTCCTGAAGGACCGTCGGGTAGATGAGATTTGATCGCTGTGTAGAAGCCATGGTGTTTTGCGGTCGCGCGGGTCACGCCGCGCACGGTGGGTGTGTGGGTTGCGGCGTGAGGGATCAGCGCGACTCGCCGCGGAGGCGGTCGGCGAGGGGCTTGGAGTGAGAGGTGATCGCGTGCTTCTCACCCGCGGAGAGGGCCTTCCAGCCGTCCTTGTGCGCCTTCGCGACGGCGGCGGCCACGTCGGGCGGGAGGCCCGTGTCGGGCGCCTCGGCGGGCGGCTGGTGCTCGGTCTGCGGGATCAGGGCGGGCGCCTTCGCGGCGTACTCCTGGAGCGCGCGCATCGGGAGCGCCGACGCCCACTCGCGCAGGCCGGGGGTGAGCTTGCCGCTCGTTTCCAGCGACTCGATGAGCGCGGTCTTCGCAGTCGGCTTGGCGACGCGGAGGTAGCCTTCGAGCGCGTCGGGGGCCGCGGTCTCGGCCCACACGCGGAGGTCCGCGTCGAGCTTGCCGTCGTCTTCGGCCTGCTGGATCAGCGCGGCGTGACGCGCTTTCTGCTGCGCGGTCTTGAGCTCACGCAGCTCGGTCTCCAGGGCGTCGGCCTGCGCGGCGCGCTGGGCCTTGGCGCGGAGGACGCCCACCTGCGCGGCGGCGTCGCTCTCGCCCGTGATAGCCGCGATCTCCGCGACCAGGGCTTCGTTGTCCATCGTGTTCTTCCTCGGGGTGCGTGCGGACGTTGCCGCGGGGGAGCGAGCGCCCGTCGTGGGCGCGGGGGTCACAGGGGTGGAAGCGCGCTGCATCTCGGCGAGGAGCGCGTGGTAGCCGAGAACACGGTCGGCGAGGCGCGCGGCGACGGCGTTGCCGCCCATTCGCGTGCCCGCCTCGAGCGCGGCGACCTCGTCGACCGACATGCGGCGGCGGTCGCCGACCCAGCGGTAGAAGACGCCCGCCAGGGCGTTCACGTCGGCCTGGAAGCGCGCGATGGCCGCGTCGTCGAGCGGGAGGTCGGGGTGGCCGTCGGCCTTCTCGGCGCCCGCGGAGACGACCCGCACGTCGCGACCGTCCATCTTGTTCTTCGCGACGCGCGAGACGATGGACGCGATCACGCCCACCGACCCGACCTCGCCCGTCTCGGGGACGACGATCTCGTCGGCGACACACGCGACGGCGTACGCCCCGCTGAGGGCCATCTCGTCGGCGTAGGCCACGACGCGCTTCTTGCTCGCGACGACGCGCTCACGCATCTGGCCGCACCATTCGAACGCCCCCGCCGCAGCACCGCCCGGCGAGTTCAGCCGCAGGAGCACGCTCGATGCGCGCGGGTCTTGGAGCGCTTGTGTGAGCGCGCGTGCGACGGTGTCGTAGCCCTCGACGCAGAACCAGCCGCGCTGTGCGAGCGGGCCTTCGATGTCGAGGACGGCGACGCCGTTCGTGAGCTCGTAAGGCGTGCTCGCGGGCGCGTCGTCCTCTTCGTCGTCCTCGCCCCAGAACATCAGCGGGGCGCCCGCTTCGGCGCGCGCGAGCCATCCCGCGTCGAGGAGGAGCGCGCGGTCGGCGCCGAGGATGTGCAGCGGGTCGCGGCCTTCGGCGACGGCCTGCGCGAGCGTGAGGGGGTGTTTCATCGGTGCGGTTCCAGAAGGTCAGCGAGTCGTTCGAGCCACCCGGGCGGTCCCCCGACACGCTTCGGGCCTGCCGCGGGCCGCGGCGCGGTGGGAGGGGGCGGCTTCGGCAGGCGAAGCACCGTCAGCCCTGCGCGAGCGCGATCATCGCCGCGCCGAGCCGGTCGGCCGTCGCGCGGCACTCGTCGAGCACGGCCTGCATCACGGGCGTCTGCGCGCGGGCGATGAGCAGCACCTGCTCGCGGAACGCCTCGTTCGCGGACGCCTCGCCCGCGCGCACGAGCGCGATGGGGTAGTCCACGCCGTCGGGGCGCAGGCGGGTCATGCGCGCCTCGACCACCCACAGGCCGCCGCACTCGACGGCGGGCGCAGGGCGGAGACCGAAGGCGTTGCACACAGCGGCGAAGTTCGCGTCGTCCATCGTGATCCTCAGGGAGCTACGCCGCAGCGTCCTGCGGCGGGGTGGTCGTCGGGAGCGGAGCGGGCGGCGGTGTCGCGGGCGCGTTCTTGAGCGGGATGCCCGCCTGTTCAAAGAGCGCCTGGCGGTCGAGCACCTTGCCCTCGGGGAGCACGCGCTCGAGCGCGGCGATGCCGTCGCCCAAGGCGCGGTAGCTCTCGGCGCGCGCCTTCACATCGACCGGCGGGTCGGTCTGGTAGCGCGGCCAGGGCGCGAGCTCGTCGTCGCCGAAGTTGATCGCCGTATAGTCGGTGATCGACTGATCGTGCAGGCACGTCGCGAGCGTCTGGCCGTCGGCGCGGATCAGGTCGCCGCGCACCTGCCCGTGGAGCGTCGCGCCGGTCTCCTGCCCGTCGAGCACTTCGACCGAGGACGCCTGCCCCGTGATCGCCACGACGATCGTGCGGGCCGCAACATCCATCTCCTTCGGGAACATCTCCCACGTCTTCGCGACGGCCTCGACGAGTCGGATCTTGTACCCGGGGACGGGCACGATCGCGGTGTCCCCGCCGAGGTCCGCGAGCGCGTTGGCGAGCTCCTCGCGGCGCGGCTTCTCGACGGTGCCCTTCTGGACGGCTTCGAGCATCCCCGGGTCGAAGTCCGCGGTACGGATCGGCGACCCGTGCACCTCCGAGTGGCCCATCCAGTCGGTCCACGCGAGGTCCGCACCGAGCCACGCCTTCGCGCACGCGCGCCACGCGCCCCAGAGCCACGGGCGCTCGTCGCCGTCGGGCTGGCCGCTGCACGACGGGGCGTAGAGCACCCAACGGCGGTCGCCCGGGAGGATGTCGATCTCGCCCGCGTCGGTGCGAACGACCCACACGCGGCGGTGCGCGTCCCAGCGCAGATAGCGCGGGTCGTAGGGACGGAGCACGCCGAGCCATCGGCCCGACTTCTGCCGCACCCACACGCGACGCGCGATCCCGATGCCGAGCAGGATGCCCCACGCGCAGAGCGCAAACAGGGCGGCCTCGGAGTGGGCGGCGTAGAAATCGCCGCCGTCGAGGGCCTTCACCACGCGGCCCGCGCTGCGGCGGTCCCCGGCCTCCTCCCAGGTGAGCGGGAGCCGCAGGAGGCCCTTCACGCGCGTCTCCAGCGCGGCGCGCACGCGCGCGTCCCCGAGGAGGGCCCAACAAAGGTCCGCTGCGCGCTGGAGCGAGCCCGCGCCCGTGAGCGCGAGCGCCGCGTCGAGGTCGTCGGGCGTCCACTGCGTGAACGTCCGCGAGATCGGCGGCGCGCGCGTGATCGTGCGCTCGGCGGCGGTGGGGGCGGCCATCGTGGTGGGAATCGGTCAGCGGCCGCGACGACTGCCGCGGCGGTGGCCCGCCCCGTAGGACTGGCCGGAATCTTCGAACACCCGCACGGGCGGGGCGTACACCGAGAGCATCGCCGCGTCGCCCCGGTCGGGGCTGCGACGGAGGCGCTTGCGGAGGTCGTCCTTCGACTCGGCGGCGAGTCGGTTCTTCCCGTCGGCGTGGTACTTCGGCGCGACGAGCTCGGACTGGAGGCGCGTGTCGTCGGGGATCTTCCCGCCGTCCTTGAGCCACGCCTTGAAGAGAAAGTGCAGCTCGGTGCGGAGGTTCGTGTAGTCCTCGGGCTTCGAGGCGGCGACGGCCGTGTTGACGCCGATCGCTTCGCAGTCGTCACGCCGTTTCAGCGTGTCGTACACGCTCGCGCCGACGCCGTTTGCGTCCACGATGAGGCGCGGCGTCTCACCGTCGCGCAGGTGGCCCGCGTCCTTGAGCGCGACCATCGCCCGCGCGGCGGTGTCGGGGCCGTCCCCTTCGGGGAGCAGGATCAGCGGGTAGAGGCGCTTGCCGCGACGGGGCGCGAGGATCGTCTCGTCGTCCCCGAAGCGCGCCACGTCGAAGCCCACCGTGAGGGGCTCGGCGAGGTCGTCTGTATCGTCTTCGTCCTTGCCGCGTCGGATCGCGTCGAGCACCAGGCCGAGGCCGATCACGGCGTCGGTGGCCTGCGCCGCGAACCGGCCGCGCACGCGCACGAGAAAGAGCGGCGTGTCCTCGCCCCACTCCTCGCGCTTCTCGTCGATCCATGCCCGCGTGGCGAGACCGGGGATCGGCGGCTCGACCGCGGCGGCCTCCTCGGAGCTGATCTCCAGGGGCCGGTAGAACTTCCGCTTCGCGTGGTGCGACTCGTAGAACTCGCCCGACTGCTGCGTCGGGTTCGACGCGAGCACCACCTTCGCACCACCCGCGCGGTTGCCTTCGATCGCTTCGAAGATCTCCTCGGGGATGCCGCTCGCCTCGTCGAGGAGAAAGAGCAGGAACGCCCCCGACGTACCCGCGGCCTTCTCGGGGTCGCGGGCGGTGAAGCCGAAGAGCTCCCGTCCGTCGTCCCACTGCACGCCGGTCTCGGGGTCGAGCGCAGGCTCGGGGCCGAGGTCGTAGCCGCGGTCGCGGGCGCGTCGCCAGAACGACCGCACCTCGCGCCAGAGGATCTTCTTCACCTGCCGCGCGGACGCGGAGGTCATCGCACACCGCGCGGCCGGTCGGTGCACCGGGTCGGCCGTGAACCACCACGCGAGGATCGCGAAGCTCGTGCTCTTGCCCGTCTTGTGGCCGCTCGTCGCGCTCACGCGGTCGTGGTCGCGGACCGCGGCGAGGAGCTCCTCCTGGCGTGACCAGAGCCGAAGGCCGCCCACCTCCCGCGCGAACACCACGGGGTCGGCGAGCGCTTCAGGACTCGGGCGTTTCCTCCCGGTGGCCTGTGTCGCCCGCTCCGCTTCCCGCCGCGCCTTCTCCCGCAGGAGCAGCACCAGCCGCTCCTTCTCCGCCCGCGTCAGTCCCGCGAGTTGCGAAGGCGTGAAGCTCGGCGTCGAGCGCGTCGTCGGGGAGCTTGGTGACGTCGACGTGGTGCTGGTGCTTCTCGGCCGCATGCTCGCCCGTCATCTTCGCAAGCGCGGTGCGAGCACTGGCCGCCTTCGCCATCGTGTCGTTGAGCGCGAACGTCGCACCCTCGCACCGCTTCGGGTCATTGAGCGCCTTACGGTTGCGTCGCACCGCGACCCGCTGCGCGTCGGCGGCTTCGGCGAGCACCGCGTCGAGCACGCGTGCGTAGATTCGTTGCCGAACGTTGTCGTCCGACGCGCGACGGAGTGCCTGCATCGTCCCGACGCGGCTGCGCCCAATGGCCTGCGCCGCCTTCGTGTAGCTCCCGGTGGCGAGGAACGTTGCCGTCGCGACCTTGAGCTCCGCAGGCGTGATGTCGGGGTGGTCCGCCATCGTCGTCACGCCGCCTGCGCGAGCGTCGCCACCGGGAGCCCGAGGCGCCACCGCTCGACCTCGGCGGCCTCGACGCGGAACGCAGGCCGCCCGCGCCCACCGCTGCGCACGCGGGTGACGCGCGGCACGTACGGGTCGGTGGCCTGGAGCGCCTCCCACTCGGCGAGCTGGCGCTTCGCGGTGGCGGTGCTCACGTCGAGTCGTCGCGCGAGGTCGTCGGCGGTCATCGTGCGTCGGGGTGGCGGCCTCGCGTCCCTTCGCTCACCCGAGCGCTGGACGCACCTCACCCACTGCGAGTCACAGCGTTTCTGAGCTTTAATCCACTGTCAAGAGCCTGACAGCGCGAAATCGTCGCGCCCTCCCCGCAGTCGTTGACCGAACACGCCCGCGGTCGTTCGTTCGGTGGACGAACCATCCCCTCGTGGTCGTCCGGGTCGGACGCGTGCTGACACCGCGCGCGAGACCCTTCCGGAACATCGCACGGTTTGGCGGTCGAATAATGCACCCGTTCCGTCAACCGCGCGTCGCTCTCAGACATCCGCGTGCGCGCGACTTGGCGAGCACCTGAAACGCCTTGTTGACTGCGGCGGCGTGAGAAATCCGGCGTGGGGGTCACGTCCCCATCCCCATCCTCGCACGTTCCCACCAGCGCAGGGCCTCCCCGAGAAGGTGCTCCCCCCACGCTTCGCGCTGCTGCGCCACGGTCGGACGCGTGCGGTCCACACGCGGACGTCCCGGGCCCCGCTCGGTCTCCGCCGACCACCCCGCGCGGACCTCCTCGGGCGCGAGCTCGGCGGCCATCTCCACCACGACCTCCCAGGGCGTGTACGGCACGCGAATCGAGCGCAGGAGCCGCAGCGTCGGGCGCACGGCCTCGGGCGCGTGCTCGTAGCGCACCAGGGCCTCCTTGGCGGCCTCGGGGTCGTAGCTGTCCGCGGGGTCGCCCGGGAGCGGCTGTGCGGCGAGCGCGGCGAGGAGCAGCCCGCGGGCCTCGTTGCCGACCTTGCCCTGGCTGCGCGTCACCCGGTACCAGGTCAGCCGCACCTCGTGGGCGCTCGCGTCGTCCACGGCATTCGAGCGGGCGATCATCGACGCGAGGGGCGACCCGCCGAACATCGACCGCGGCACGA